GCCCGTAGGCTTTTGTTAATTCTAGAGTTCGGGTCTTTCGCTGTCTTTGCGGATGTCAGCTTCTTTTTCATCCCACTCATCCTTGCACAGAAAGAGTCGCGCCTTGATCCGCCTTCTGGTTGCGGCGGTTTCAAGTTGTGCCCTTCTTTCTTCGCAGAGGCTCGGCCCTTTGCGTTCAAGCCACCGTTGGGATTCTTGCCTTCTTTGCGTTGCCATGCTGGTGATTTAGCCATTTACGACTTTCAGACGTGCTTCACGGATGTTCCCAAGCAATGGGATAACGACCGATTCGCGGAAGTTATTAGTGAATATCTCACTGCCCACATGCGGCAAACTGATGTCTACATCGATGTGAACTGTGAAACCCATGTCGGTTGCTCTGTCGCAGAACAAGTAGTCTTCGCCAACATACTGATCTTCTCTGATGTCAAAGTCAAACAACGCATACATTCTTTCGCCTGTAGGCTTGTTCTTGTAAGACCACTCAGGATGAGCCTCAATCATCTTCTCAATGACATGACGGCGGATCAGCATAAACCCTGTACCTACGCGCTTGACACGCATAAGAGAGCCATCAAACTCCAAGTCTTCGTTCTCGTCCCAGTACAAGTCTGCAAAGAATTTCTTATCAGTAGACCTGCGTGGATACGCGCCAGCCACAATATCTTTGTCTGTGCTCTGAGCCATCAAACGGAAAATGTCTGGTGGTTCTGCTATGACATCTGAGTCGATGAACAACATATCTGTTGCATCTGTCTTTAAGAACTCAGCCACCAAAGAGTTGCGTGCCATCGTGATGATGGAGCAATTTGAGATATCAGACAAAGTAACAGCCACACCAAGCCGCATAGCCTCGGGCATTAACTGCGCAAGGCTAAACGCGGTCTTGACATTTAAGCGACCGTCATGGCAGGGTATGCCGATAAACAGCTTACGACCTGCCAGAATTGCTTGCTTAGACTCAGCCATAGAACGCGGTTACTCCAGTTACCGCCGCACTTAGTGCCAAATACAAAGTAGTATTGAACTTGATACCTTCTCCGGGGATGTCAAAGGTATAGGTGTTTGGGTTTGTATTGCTAGCGATGTCAATCTCCAACAAAACTGTTCCACTTGATCCACCATCTTTAAACTGGACAGTAGCTGCCGTACTTGCCGCTGGGCAAATAATCAAACCTTTAAGACGGGTTGGACCGGCAAATAATGTTCCAGCAACACTTAAATGCGCCGATTTAACGTCTGTTTGCATCGTCATAATCAATCTCCTTGTTTAAAAACAAGGGGCCGAAGCCCCTAGGACTGATTAGTCAAAGTTACCGTATGGGTAAGTTGTAGTGTTACCAATGTTGGGATCGTTTTGGGTGTAGTCAATACGTATATTGAACTTACCAGCAGACAAGGCCGACAGACCTGTACCAACGATAGCCAAAGTACCAACAATCTGAGACACCGATGATGGGCTGCTTGTGCCCGTGTTGATGTCAGATGTAGTAGCCAACATGTTAGTCAAGTTAGTTGCACTATAGGTAGTAGAGATACGACCAGCAGTACCAACAGTTGTAGTGCCCAAAGTTGCAGTCGCATAGGTAGGTGCGCTAGTCACAAACCCGTTAGAGAACAACCAAGAAACCGAACTGTATGTAGAGTTAACTGTAGTCAGTGCAAGGAGGTAATCAACTGTGATTGAGTCGATCGTAGAACCTGTAGGAACCCAGAACACCACACCGCGATAAATCGCAGTAGCCGCATCCGCTGTAGGAGTTACCACTACTGGTGGGTTTGTTGCTCCGCCCGCTGCTGTATATACAGAAGCGTTGACGTTAGGAATAGTGTTTCCATTTACGAATTGAGTAGACGCGCCGGGGTATCCAGCAGTGCCATTTCCACCAGTATTGGCGAAATCAATGTAAATGTCTTGTTCTAACCGAGCGTAACCTACGTTACGGTATGGGCTAAAACGTTGATCGCCAGATAGAACTGGGCCTTCAAATGTGGAACGTGCCATGACAAAAAGTCCTTATGCAAAAGTACCTTACCAATCGTTGCATCGTCTGCTGGGGCAGTGGCGGTAAGGCGGATCACCCAGATGTTTGGAATATACACCATATTTCTATGATGTACATAGAAAAGGGGGCACGAAGCCCCCTTTATTCTTTAAGCACCGGCAGAGCCGTACATACCTAAAGGATCAGACCAGCCAAAGCTGTAACGCTCACGAGACTTGTAACGGACGTTACCAGTATCGAAGTCACCGTCCATAGACTGACTCAAAGCAACGCGCTCGAAGTGCTTCATACCGTTTGGAACGTCTGTGGTCAAGAACCAAGCGTTTGTATCGGTCAAGAAGTGGTTAATGGTGTAGCCTTCGCTAACAGAACCATTGTTCTTCAATGCGTTGATGTCGTTGTTGTTTGTACCAACACGGAGTTCAGTCTCTAACAAACGAGTAGCGACGAACTGGAGTGATGGAGGAACAACCAACTTCTTAGGACGAGCAGCAATCAGCAAGCCACGCTCATCTGTCCACAAGCTGATCTGGATAACGGCGGCTTCAAGGGAAGTCTCGTTCAAGTCTGCTGCAGTAGATGGGATGTTGCTGTTAGTGCCACCAGAGATCAGAGGATGTGATGCACTGAACAAAGGTTGACCGTCACCGCCAGCATAGCTAGAAGTAAAGCCATTGTTCAACACAGCAGCGCCTTTAACCTGCTTGGTATAAGCCATAGAACGAGCCAAAGCCTTGGTATAACGAGCTGCGAGGCTGTCATACAAGTTATCTTCGATCGCCTCTTCAGTCAAGCTGAAGCCCATAGCGATAGTCTCGTGGTTGTAGCGAGCAGTCCATGCTTCTTGACCATTGTCGTACTGGATTGCAGAACCTTCGTTCTTCACCGGTGCGGCATTAAAGCCAGAGAGTTTGGTCTCTTCTTCGAAGCTACGCTCTGATGTTTCAGTTTCGTAGATCTCTTTGTGCTCTTGATCATATGTAGCATATGAAAGGCCGAACAATGCGTTAAGTCCGGGGAGCAATTCCTTCAGTAGTTGTGCGCGTGAAATAGCCATGGTAACTTACTCCTTAGATACCGGTGGTATCAGTGTACTGGTGCAAGTTAAACTTGACCAAAAACTCGTAATAGGTCGTGGCAGCTACGGTTGGTAAACCAGTCGCAGTATCAGGCACAACGTCAATTACACGAATAGGCAATGTATTAGTAGTAACAGCGGAAGTACCGTCGATACCATAATAAGAATCACCAGTGGTGGTGTTACCAGTAGTAACAGAAATTGCCACGTTAGTGCCAATAATGTTACGGCTAAACGCGGTAGGAACCGTAGTTTGACCATTTGTAGCAACTACACGGAAGACCGCATTAGGATCATCCACAACATAGCCAAAGGCCAATGCTGTTGAAGTTGACAAGCCAGCTGGGTAGTACTGTCCTTGAACAGTCTGACCTTGGCTATTGACGTATTGGCAGCCGACTAACACACCAACGCTGTCACCAGAGTTAGTAGTGGTTTTTGCTACTAGATAACCAGTAGTGTCGAGAGCAACAGTGTCGCCGTTGAGAATCGCAGTAGCGTAAGCAGCCGCGATAGGGATTTGACGGATCGCTCCGGCGTATGGTAGCCCGTCCAGTCGGTTGACTGGCTTGAAACCATACGTCTTAGAAACAGTGGGATAAGCCATGTTTTAAGCTCCAAAAGGAATGATTAAGAACCTCTGCCAAAGCTGGTCGTAGATTTCTTCTCAGCAAAGAGAGGCATCCGCGAGTCACTTTGACGCATGAAGTTGTTATCTACTGATAGAGTCTGCGCTTCGCTTTTCTCACGGAACTTAGCATCCCGTTGTTGCACGAACTCGACAGGTGTCTTACAGAGTAACAACCCGCCAATCTCAATATTGCCAACGAATCGGCTATTGGGATCAGCTAACAGTTTCATAGTGGGTTGCTCTTCGACAGATACTGGCTCCCAACCTTCACGCAATTTGCCTGAAAGATTACGGGGGTCGTTCATGTTTAAAGTAGAAACCCTAACCCAACGGTACGCGAACCCCGGCTCCTTATCAGGCTCCGGTAATAGAGATGCTTCCTGCCACTGTTTAGGGCGCTCTTGCAATTCTCTGCTTTCCATCTCGCGTTTCAATCTGTTATTTCCGCTCATATTAATTCTCCATTTTTGCTAATTCACGAGCATACTGCTCGGGGGATATTCCAAGTTTTTTCGCTACACCAACTTGCGTCTTAGACAGCGTAATTTTCTTTGGAGCCGTACTGCGTTTAGCAGGGGCTACCACCGTGCTTGGTCTTGTGCGTTGTGGCTTGTCGTCATCAACGTTTTGCTCGCTAGCAAACTCTTCTGGGAATCGTTTGCGAACCTCTTTGTCGATACCTTTAAAGTATTCGTCTGTGCCTACAAAGGCTTGTCCGTAGCGTTCTGCAAGTTCTTCGTGGACACCTTCTGCGTAACGACGCATTCCGCGTTTGCCCGGGTTTACGAACCATTGGTTCTCTGATACCCAAGCAGACACTTTTGGGTCCATCTGCTGCTGTGCAGGTTGCTTTTGGGTAGTTTGTACCTCATTTTCGTCGATTTGTACAGTGGGTTTAAAATTTTTTGCTTTATCAAGCTTCATTTCAGCCCGCATAAGCTCTTTTTGGGCTTCCAAAAGCTTATCTGCATCGCCCATGTCATAGGCTTCTTTATAGTTGCGCTCTGCTTTGTCTACTTCTAGCTCAGCGGAAGCCTTATAGTTACCTATAAGTTCTGTTTCGCCTTTCTGAAGCATACCTTTGAGTTTCTTATTCTCCTCTAGTATGTTCTGAGCTATCTGTAAAGCCTCTTGCTGCTCTCTATAAGCTGACTCTTTAGCCCTACGCTCGTCATGCCAAGCTTTTTTGTACTGTTTAAACTTAGTTTTGACGTTGTGGGAATAGTCTTTAGACTCGTCAGCCTTCTCTAAATCATCTTTTACCTCATCTGTCAGAGGCTGGACATGCCTGTCCTCTGGAGGGGTATCGTCTTCGATTTCGATTTTTATATCGCCATCGTCTTCTTCATAGGAAACCTCAATGTCATCTCCGGGTTTACCCTTAGATTTCTCATCGATTTCGTCTGGGAATTTGAAATCATCGTCGTCTTTAGCCATCGTGTCGCTCCTTATTTGCGTTTGATGCCACGAGGATCTTCTACAACAGCTTCGACGGTGTCGTCGTTGATGATGCGGAATTCTCTGCCGTGGATTAGTAGTCTGGATCCCGAGTTGGGACGCACTAAGACAAAGTCACCCTGTTTGCACCAAGGACCGGATGGGAACCGTTTTTCATCCTTGTAGCAGTCTGGACC